AGCTTCCCCTCTTAGGCAGGGTCCTGCCTAGGGTTGTTGGTAGCTTTGCTAGATTGATACCCCTTTTAGGTATAGCAGCATTAAGTTATCAAGCATTAAATGTAGCGGTTACGGCGCTTGGTGGAGACCTGTCATTGTGGAGAAAACAGTTATTTGAAGGTTTAAGCGGTCCAGATAAAGCCGCCAAAAATTCTTTGGAGTCTTTTGCGGCCAACGTGGCCAAAGCTAACGAGAAAATATCAAAGGTAGTTTTAGAAGGTAAGGGTGCTGGTGTGAATTTTGCACAACAAAGTTCTGAACAATTTCTAAAAAGAGAGAGAGCTAAACGTTTCGGGGTGAAATTAAAAGAAGGGGAAGCTTTAACTAAAGAACAGGAGTTTCTTTCATCGACAAGACAATCAAAAGAAGGTATAAAATTTAAAGATCCAACTCGCACGGAGTCAATAGAAAGAGAGAAAAGTGGAATTTTAGGCTTTCTTTCTCCTCTTCTTCCGAAGGCGGCTGATACTGAAACAGTAGAGGTCTTCCAAAATACTGAAGTTAAAGCAGACGCGGATACAAGAAATTTAGCCAAAGAAGCAGTCCAAAAATTACAGGATTCAATAAATCTTGGAATTACCTCTTTGTTCACATCTAAAGAGTTTAAAAGTTTTGGAGATTTATCAAAGCAGACCAATATAGATAAGTTGTTAAAAGAGGGTAGGGAAAGGTTGACTGTCGCTCAAATAGAAAGGTTAGAAGAGATACAAAATGACTTAGTGGCGCAAATTGTAAACCAGCCAGGTCAGGCCGAGTCATTGCAAGCTAATGCTAATAGAAAAATAGGTCGGACTTTCGACATACCTTTAAACAAAACTAAAGAACTTGAAAAAGAAAACCAATTAATATCAAGACAGGCTTTAGCCAGCGCAAAAATAGTAACTCTATTAAGAGAACAAAAAATAGAACTATCATCTAGACTTAATCTATTAAAAACAGAAGAAGAATTCCAAAAAGAGTTGGAAAATTCATTGTCAAGAGTAAGTACTTTAAAGAAAGCGCAGAATAGGATAGACCTGGCAGATATTGATTTCCAAAAAAAGAAGACGCAGGAGCTAATAAAGATATCAGAAAAAACTCTTGCCGATGATAAATTTCTTAAAAGAGACACCTCGGAAAACAAGGTTACTAACGAATTTAACGATGCGAGAGCAGCACAAAGGTTTTTTGATATAACTAAAAGCGTTAGAGATTTGCTTGAAGAAAACGGCAGGTTAACAGAGAAAGATTATAAAGATCTCCAGAAGAAGTATGAATTAAATAAAAAAACTGTAGATTTATTAAAAACTCAGTTAACAATAGGAGAATCGAAACTGACGACGGAAGAAGCCTTAAGCCAACTAAAAAGATCAAATTTAGATTTAATAAAATTAGAAAGAAAAGAGGAAGAAAAGTCACTAAAAATAAGAGATAGAGCTTTAACTTCTGCAACTAGAGCTATTGACTTAAGAAAAGAGGGTTTAAGTCTTAAAGACGAAATAGAAATAAATCGAATAAATCTTGGCGCGGCTGGATCTGGGTCTAGAGGTCAAAATTCAGCCCTACAAAGAACTCAGGAAGTACAGAGGGCTGCATTAACAAGAGCGCAAGAAGACGCTGTTTCTAAAGCCTCAGAAGCCCTTGTTCTTTCAGTTGTTAAAAAATTCAGAGCAGCTGGAGCTGGCGAACTTGATACAGGGACCACAAGCCGACTTCAATCTGCGGCAAGTTTAGCGGCTTCTTCGCCGACAGACGCTAACAAACAAGCACTTAAAACTATATTGGATGAAGTTGGCGGCGAGATAGAGAAGAATTTAACAGATCAAAAAGCGCTTGCTTTGACAGAAAAGAAAGAAGCGTTAGATATTCTAATCGCTGAATCTAAAAACATGACAAGCTTTACAAGTGCCAATGGGCAGTTTGCAAGCAGCGTAAAAGAGTTTGCGAATATTGTAAAAAATGGACCTCAACTAACTGAATTGTCTAGGGAGAAAACGAATAAAACCTTCGCTTTAGATGCTAATATTCAAGAAAGAAAGAGGCTGGAACAAGAGAGAGGAAGCTTGTTCCCATCAGGAGAAAACAGAAGAGAGACCGAGTCATCACTTACTCAACAGCAAAAAAGTATAAGAACTAAAAGGGCTGCAGACATAGTGGCTCAAATAGGAAAAATAGACGCAAAGATAGCCCAGGCGCAACAAGCTATACAAGTTATTAATGACAAATCAACTTCTTTACTCCCTCAGAAAAGTCCCTCTGAAACAAGCCCAGAAGAAGAAAAGTCAATATTAGAAAACAACAAACGAATAGAAAAACTTATAGCTGAAAGAGCTGGCTTGGACAGTCAAATAACAAAAGCAGAAAAAAACACTGTCGGTAAACAAGGCGGAGGCTTGCCATCAATTCAATTTGGCGACGAAGCTGACAAGTTCTCTTCAACCGTTGAAAACGCTGGATTACAAACAAAAAAAAGTCTTGGAGATTTAGATATAGCTCTAAAAAATTCAGGTTTAGCTCTAACAACATTTGGAAACTTAGTAAGAAATGCATTAAATGCTTTAGAGGATACTATAGAAACTAATACTTTCAATATAGCCACTTCTGCAGACCCGAGTCAAATTGTAAACTCAGCACTAGGCAATATAGGAGCCAAAACAACACAAGAACTGTCGGCTTCTGGGTCTAGTGGGGCAGAAGCATTAAGAGGAGGTAATGAAGCGGAGTTTTCAGCTAAAAAAGAACTTGATTTAATAAAGGCCAAGGACACAGCCCAAAGAAGAAGTATCGAATTTGAGTACAAGAAAAGAATTAAAATACTATCTTTAAGAAACCAGCTGGTTTCAGCTTCTGCCGCAGAAACAGAAGAAATACTCAAGCAAATAGCCGCTATTGAATCTTATGAAGGCACCCTTGGTCAAAGAATAGCCAACAGTATAGGGACAGACGCAAAAGGTGCCGCAGATAATTTAAACCAAACTATAGTAGAAGGAGCCGTAAACTTTAGAGATGCGTTGGTAAGTGGTATATCAGAAGCCGTTAAAGGTGGTCAAAGTTTAAAAACTACTCTTTTAGAGGCTGCTACATCTTTTCTGCAAAAAATAGCAGAGGCTAACATAGAAAATGCAATAGGTAGAATAACCAACGCGTTCTCTCCCGCTGGAAACACTGAAGGGGGCGGAGGTTTTGGTGGTTTTGTGGGAGGAGTAGGAGATTACGTAGCGGGTCTTTTCGGCCTTAAAAACCCAAGGGGGTTTGCTAGCGGCGGTAAAATTAACGGGGGCTCTGGAACTAAGGATGATGTTCCAGCAATGCTTATGGGTGGCGAATACGTAATGAGGAAAAGCTCTGTTGACAAATACGGTTCTGGAGTTATGGAAATGCTAAACAAAGGAGCCATACCTAAGTTTGCGGTAGGAGGTTCGGTTCAAAATCAAGAAGATTATCTTGCTAATTTGCCAAAGCAAAATGGAGATGGCGGGTTTTTTATTCCTGGTACACAAGGCAAAGGCACAATTAAAGGTCAGGGAAATTTATTAAATTACGCAACACAAGCATTTACTAGCGGAAAAAATGATGTTATTACTGGTTCGTCAAATAAATTTGGCTCCAGATCTAAAATAGATTTAGAAACAGAAAGTGTTAGGTTAACAAATTTTGGTAGAAACTCAGGGACACAAGCACAACAACAATTAAAAGCCTCAAAAGGTCAAGCTTTAAATTTGTTTCAACGATCAGTGCAGCAAGACGAAGAATATAAAATAGAGAAAAAGAGAAGAAAGAAGGCTTTTTGGGATAGTCTTATCAATGCCGCTATTGGAGCTGTTGTCTCAGCTGGTGTAAATGCCGCCGCTAATGGGGCCGCAAATGCTGGAGCAGAATATGACGCGACAGTGCCAATAGCAGAACAAACAAAGCTTGGCAGATTCGGTGCCCAGACAAAGGGTGTATTTACAGGTGCACGTATTCCAGGAGGAGGCGGCCAAAACTACGGAGGTTTGGTTAATGTAGTTAATAGCAGAGGAAACGTCACGGCCTCTAATATTCAGGCTTATCAAGCCTCACAAGGAGTTACCAGAAACGTGTTTCAGTCTGATGTGTCAGGGTCTAATCTGTCGGGTTCTAATATAAGATCGGCAAGCGAAAGACCAAACATTTCAAGCTACGCTGATTTTAATGATGTTTCTAGGCTTCGGCCAATTAATAGGGCGACTGGAGGATCCATACCACAGGCTTCTGGGGTAGATACTGTACCTTCAATGTTGTCTGGTGGAGAGTTTGTAGTAAATAGCTCTGCAGCAAACAGAATAGGGGCTAATAGGCTGAATGATTTAAATAGTGGATCAGATAGTGAGGATTCAAAAAATTCAGATTCATATTCAAAAGAAGTTATTGATAAGCTACAAGAACTAATAGAATCTAATACTGGTAAAGTTGGAGACATATCAATAACGGTGAATTCTGATGGTTCTGGAGAAACCCAACAAGGTGGAGAAGATTCGGAGGATACAGATAAAAAAGACCAATCAAGAATGGCGAAAATCATAAAAGCTCAGGTTCTACAGGTTATTGACGAAGAGCAAAGAATGGGCGGAAAACTTAGAAGAAAGTTATAATGTTTGATGCAAAATTAAATTATGAAACTAGGTTTTTTGCTGACGAGTATGAAATATTCGGAGCTTCGAACGTAGACCTACAATACAATAATAACCCGTCTGTATTAAAACCAATAGGGACAAGCAGGGGGGTTACTGTGCCTTCTGGCCCTGTGAGTCAAACGCTATCTGTAAATAGGAGTTTGTTATACAAAGATCCAATTTTAGACTCCTACTTAAGATGTAGCCCAATGCACCCTATGGCGGTTAGTGTTTATTACGAGGGCGAACATTATGGGTTTGAAAAAGGTTATTTAAACTCTCACTCTATAAACTGCGCTGTTGGCTCAGTGCCAAAAATAGCCACAAGCTTTTTGGTGTTCGACCAAATGGAAAAAGGCAAAGATGCAAGCAATAATTTAGATCCAAGAGAACACCCATTAATACAAATACCGAATCAAGGGTCAATATCAATAGACTGCGATGGGTCTTCTACTAATAGGGTTGTTGGTTTTAATCACAGTTTATCAATACAAAGAAAAATCAGAAATGGTATAGGTTATGGAGGCTTTTCTTTTGTTGAGTTTTTACAGCCAATAGAATACTCGGCGTCTGTTGAAATAGATGTTGACGATGCTTTTTTGCAAAGCTCTTTTGCTTTTTTAGAAGACAGAGAAAATAAAACGGTAACACTCTCAATAAAAGATAGACATGGCGATATTATACAAACCGCCAGCATTCCAAATGCAAGCCTCGTATCGGAAAATTTAAAAATTTCAGAAGACGGCACAGCTAAACTTTTTCTTACTTATGTTGGACATGAAAAATGGGAGCAGGGCGAAGGTTGCGAAGCGTTACCAGAAAAGCCTTCTTTCATAGCTCCACCAAACCCAATCTTGCCGCCAGAAGGAGCTGAACTTATACCCCAAAAACCAGCAGAGTATGATCCATCATCCCCCCCAGAGTCCTGTGTCTTTTCGGTAGTGTTGTATGACACTGGGGGAGATGGCTGGCAAGGGGGGAAGTTGGATATTCTTTTAGATGGGCAATTAGTCGCAGCAGATTTAACGTTGGGTGGAAGCTCTGTTATTTATGATTTTTTTGTAACAGAAGGTTCTATTTTAACTGTTGAGTATACCGAGGGGTTATCATCAGAGCAAAATCATTATTCGGTTTTTAACTCTTATGGAGGAGGAGGAACACAGCTTTTTGCAAGCACCATAGGCCAAACTCCACCATTATCACAAGAAATAAACAACTCTTGCGGGGTTATTTCTGTTGAATATGATTGCAATTTTTCAATTGGTTTATACGACCTTTTTGGAGAGGGTTGGTTTGGGGGTTCCGTGACTGTTTTGGTGAACGGAAATCAAGTTCCAGGTATAACATCCGCTACACTTGTAGATGGGTTTGGGCCTACGTTCTTCAACTTCGGGGTTAATGAAGGAGACACCATTCAAGTTCAGTATTCGCCTGGAACTCAAGGATCGGAATTTAACTACTATAAAATTTTTAGCGGAACAGGAGGTTCTGGTGATGAAATTTTTCAAAGCACAGAAGGTGTAGAGCCTGATGCTTTAAGTGTCATAACGAATACCTGTAATTATATAGCTCCTCCTACAACAGTATGCACATATTCAATATCTTTAACAACTGATTCATACCTTTCTTTTCCTACGTTCAACCCGACTTGGACGGACGATGAAGGAGGAACGGTTTACGCTACTATTTTGCTAGATGGAATCCCGTCACCAACAGCGACAAACTTTACGTTATCTGGGCAGCAACCAGAAATTTTCAATTTTGAAGTGCTAGACACTCAGGAGATTAGTATTTCTTTTGTCACAAATGATAATGGCCGTTTATATGACCTTTTATATGAGATTTATGACGAAGCTGATGGGGCTGGAAATAAAAACGAGGAACATCATGTTGAAGATGGGAATATAATATTGAAAAATTATTGCGGAACACCATACGGCCCATTTGATTGTACTTATTCAATTAAATTAAATAAATTGGAGGACACGTTTGATGATGGTTGGGATGCTGGCGGGACGGTAACCGCTGTCGTCGATGGGTTGCCAGATAGGTTTTTGACCGAAGAATATATGGGTCCTGGGGAGGGTGGTAAAATATTAAATTTTGGCGTCAACCAAGGAGATACGGTGTTTATAGAAGCAACTAAAAATCCAAATGGTTTTTCAGATAATAATGTTTATCAAGTTTATGACGGCCCAGACGGTACAGGAACAGAGATTTTCTCAGTTTTTCCTTACGTTGGAATGGAACTAAATCAAGAAATATATAACGATTGTGGATTGACTCCTGTAGTTTATGATTGCGTTTTTTCCATAACCTTATACCAAGATTCTCCTATTTCTGATAAGGGGTGGTATGGTTCGGTTTTAACCGTTCTTGTAAATGGCGTCGCGTTACCATACCTTACAAACAAAACACTTTATTTTAACGGATCTATAACTTATAACTTTAGCGTTAATGCTGGAGACATTATAACTGTAGAATACGATTATACAAATAACCAGGCTGGGCTAAATAGGGTTTACGACGAGATAAATAATTATGTTGTTTTTAATGGTCCTGACGGAACTGGAGAAGAACTTTATAGAGGCAACGCTGGAGAGGTCCCACCTCTATCAAATACTTTGCAGAATAATTGTGGATTTGTGGGTCCGATAACCCCATCAGCACTAACAGCGGTAGCTCTTTCACAAACAGAAATTCAATTAAATTGGACAGACAATTCTAACGATGAAAATGGTTTTGTTATACAAAGGTCTAATGATGGTTTAACATGGATAGAAATAGCAACAACAGCAGCAGATATAACTACATTTACTGATAATTCTTTATTTGGTAGCCAGCTGCGTTATTACAGGGTAGCTTCTTTTTATAGCCCTAATAGTGAAACAGATAGGTCTTTATATACAACGGCCGCTTCAGCAACCACAAACCCTGTTACTGGAGATTGTTTAATGTCTTTTGCATTATCTCACGACGATTTAGTTGGCTGGCTTGGGGGCGCTGTCGCTTGTACAATGACGGTTCTTGTCAATGATGTAGCGGTTCCTGGCTTGATTAATATTGGATCTCCAGATCAAGGGCCTGAAATATTCAATTTTGCCGTTTTAAAGACAGACGAAATAAAATATGAGTTTGTAGCGGGGACAGATAGCCAGCAAGGTTTAAAAATAGAACTATTTAACGCACTTGATGGGGGTGGGGACTTGATTTATTCTAGATTATCAAATCCTGGAGACCCTTTGTTAACTGGTACTTATGGCCCAATATTCACATGTGGGCCATCAGCACCTACTGGCTTAACGGCAACAGCTTTAACTGAGTCAACAATGAGTTTGTCTTGGACAGATAATTCTTCAGACGAAAACGGTTTCCGATTAGAGAGATCTACGGATCAAACAAATTGGACCGTTGTGATTAATTTGCCAGCAAACACATTATCATTTAACGATTCTGGGTTGTCAGAGTTAACAACATATTATTATAGGGTTGCATCTATTTATACGGCTGGAGGCGAATCTTATTCTTTAATAGCTTCAGATACAACGCCAGCAGGAGTTTCAGAAGATTGTATAATGTCGGTTGCGATTTTTGATTCTTTTGGGGATGGTTCTAATGGCACAAATATTGACATCTTAATAAACGGCGTTGAAATTTTAACAGGTTTGCAATTATTATCAGGTTCTGGCCCAGAATATTGGGATTTTGCGATGAGCAACAATCAAGAGTTAACTGTTAGGGTTAACGAGGTGGCCTGGAGGAACGAGTTCTCTTATATAGTCTATGAGGGCTCTGCAGGTTCTGGTCCTATCGTTTATTCTGTAGGTGTAAACCCTCCTATTGGTTTGACTAGCGTTATATATACATGTGATTTAGGGATTTTTTATTCTACAACTCTTGGTTTTAATTCAATCCAATTAGATTGGATAGATTATGGCACCTCAGAAGATGGTTACGAAATTGAAAGGTCTATAGATCAAATCAGTTGGACACTAATAACGACAACTGGACCAGATATAATTACGTTTACTGATATTGGATTAGCACCTGAAACCTTATATTATTATAGGATAACAGATTTTTATACAGGAGGAGGACCAAGCGTAAGCTATACAACAGAAAGTACAACCGACGCAGCATCTTTTAGCGCCACCCCAATTAGTTTTAATTTAATGCAATTAGATTGGGACGATTTTGGTGCAACGGAAGATGGTTATGAAATTGAAAGGTCTATCGATGAAACAAATTGGACGTTAATAACGACAACCGCTCAAGACGTAGTTACGTTTACTGACACTGGGCTCATATCTGAGACTTTATATTATTATAGAATAACATCTTTTTTTACAGGTGGGGGATCAGTCGCTAGCATTACGACACAAGCTACAACAAACCCAGTGTCGTTTACTGCCACTAGCCTTGGTATTAAGTCAATACAATTAGATTGGGAAGATTATAGCGCCTCAGAAGATGGTTATGAAATTGAAAGGTCTATCGACCAAACAAATTGGACGTTAATAACGACAACTGGACCAGACGTAATTACGTTTACTGATACTGGGTTAAACCCTGAAACATTATATTATTATAGGGTAACAGATTTTTATACAGGAGGAGGACCAAGCGTAAGCTATACAGCCCAAGCGACAACAGACGTTATGTCATTTACTGCGACAACTATTGATTTTGCTACAATACAATTAGATTGGGGCGATTTTGCAGACGGAGAAGATGGCTACTTTATAGAAAGATCTGATAGCGGAGGCTTTAACCCTTGGACACCAGTAACCACAACTGGACCAGATGTAATTACGTTTACTGATACTGGACTAATTCAAGATAATTTATATGCTTATAGGATAACTTCTGTCCATACAACTGGAGGAACACCAGTTACATATCCTCTTTCGGGTTTTGTTACGGCTACTACAGATGTTCTGGTAGCATCTGTTACCGCTGTTAAGGGTTCTTTCCCTTTATCTGCGGACGAAATGCAATTAAGTTGGACAGATTATGCGTCTGATGGAGATGGTTATGACGTAGAAGTTTCTACAGATCAAACAAACTGGACGTTATTGGGCTCAACAGCACAAGGCGTAACTACGTTCACCGCCACTGGTTTATCATTTTTTACTTTAACTTATTTTAGAGTAACATCTATTTATATAGGAGGCGGACCAGTGGCTTCCGTCACAACAAGCGAGTATACTCAACCTGACCCCAATGAAAACTGCGTAATGTCGGTTGCGATTTTTGATACTTTTGGAGATGGTTCAAACGGAATTCGTGTCCAAGTCATCACCAGACTCGATGGAACAGGCCCTTTCTTTTGGCCATTCAGTACTCAAGGTGTCCAGCTTTTTGATGGATTTGGTCCAGAATACTTCAATTTTCCATTACCCGATGCTCACGAATTACAAACCCAGGTGCTATTCGGACAAAATCCAGAGCAATTCCGATATGTAGTTTATGACGGCGCAGACGGCTCTGGCAATGTGGTATATGATTCTGGTCTTAACCCCACATTCAATCTCACTACTCCGCCCTTATATAAGTGCGGCGCACCCGCAACGCCTTCAAACTTCACGGCTTCAAGTGCAACTCCAGCCATAGGACAAGTCCAATTAGATTGGACAGACAATTCTGGCGACGAAGATAGTTTTATTATAGAAAGATCATTACTGGGAGGAATATTCGATACATGGGAGCAAGTAGCTACACTCGGCCCAAATGTAACAACTTATATAGACAACACATACACCCCTGGAACCTCTATGGAACACAGATGGCTGTATTATAGAGTATACTCGGTAAAAAACGGTGTTAAAAGTACTAGGTTAGATGGAATTGGTGCTGGTGGCAGCTTGGATTCATTCTATACTGGAGACTGCGAAATGTCACTTTTACTCCAATACCAAGGACAAGACACATGTAATTTGGATGTTTTAGTTGATGGAGTCCAGATTATTACGGGAGCTACAGAATTAGCTTCCGCTACTGGCGAATGCTGGTATAATTTTGGAATGAATTCTTTTGAAGAACTCACCCTTTTCATTAACGGGTGCCTAAACAACTCATCTTTCTATTATAGATTATATAATGGTAAGAATGGATCTGGGGGTCCAGTATCTCCAGGCGTTCTCGAACCGCCCGATGGGCTTACGCCAGTTATATTTACCTGCGGTCTTTAATTGTTGTTTTGAGGGTCTATCAAATCATTAAGTAATAAAAAGAAATTTTTTCTTAGACTTTTTGGGGTTTTTACGTATTGTTTTTTAGCTCTTCTGTAAACGCGGCGAGTAGTCGCGTCTTGAGGGTTTATTATTCTTCTTATTTTTTTTGCTATTCTGTTGTTCATAGTTTCGATATAAATAAAGTAGAGTCTTTTAAGAAACCAAGTTTTTTATAAAACTTTTCGTTTCTTTTGCAACAAGGGTTTTTTTCTACAGTGGTTAAAGTTATGTAATTGAATTTGTTTTTCCTTGCAAAAGAAATAGCTTCTTTTAAAAGCTTGTAACCAAATTTTGGATTCTTAGATAGCCATAAATATTCAGAAAATATATTCTCACCAAACTTTATGTTTTCATTTACAAAGCAAATAATAGCATCATATTTATCTTCTGTTTTATTAGCCCAAACAAAAAAAGACCAGGTAAGTATTTTCCTATTAGCAAAACGCTTTTTGATTGATTCTTTATCGTGTTTTACTAGTTGATGAGCATTTTTTTCATCATCTTCTTTAAATAAGATGTGAATATCATCCAATAGCTTGCAGAACTCTTCTGGGTCTTTTATTCTTTTTATCATTTAGATATAATACCAATAAGCTTTCTTGCTTCTTTTGCTGGAATATCTTCGAAAGAAGCCCAATCTTTTACGTCTTCGTTAACATACTTCTTGTCTGTCCATAAAGCTCTTAGAAGCTCTTTAAACTCGTCGAAGCTGTTTACGTCGTGCTTTGCCGCCAAAGTCTTCTCAAGTAGCCCAGAAGGCGTTATAGGCTTAGAGGAGGCGGTTTGTGTACTGTTGCCAGTTGGTGTTGGATCTGACTTGTCAATCTCATCAGCACCAACGATGTGGATATTGAGGAAGTTGCGGACGCAACGAACTAAAGCCCTGTTGCAAGCAATCGTCTCAAGAAACTTATCGCAGAACGCATTGGTGTTTTCTATTGTGGCGTTAGCGCAATCTTGATAGACAATATGAGACATCTCGTTTTCATAATTGCCAATAAAGGAAATATTACAATTAGCCGTAACATAACCGTCACTGACATTTTCTACTTCGAAGCTAAGATGCTTGTAACCCCTTAAGCGAAGCAAGTCTTTAATGCCTCCAAGCATAACAAGCAACTGATTGTCTTTAAGCCCTTCAATAGAACGGGGAACTTCTTTGTTGCGCATTTCAAACCAGCCTTTGTTGGGATAAAGGAACTCTGATTTAATCATAGCCCTCCAATCAACAGATCCGTCTTCGTTGAAATGGTATTCGGTATTCTCTAATAGTCCATGCTCGTTTCTTTTGTAAACGTCTGGACCATAAAATGGTTTTGTTTCTACTGGCTTTTTTGCAACAGTTTTCTTGGCGGCTTTTTTGGCGGTTGTTTTTTTAGCTTTGCTCATAAATATAAAAGTAATCTGACTCTTCCCAGTAATCAGCATTATCCACTATATAATCCGAGTTGTCAATATTATTTTTCCAGTGGTATGTAGATTTGTAAGATTTACTGCCGTCAATAACCGTTTTAAAAGAAATAAATTTATCTTTTTTGCTTACATTTTTTGGTTTTTCTTTTTGAGGGTTGTAAATATCTACCTTCTCTTCGAAATATCTAAATCTCAAATTATCTAATATTTTCTCATCTTTGACCAAAAATAAAAACTTTATTCCTAGTGTCTTTAACATCAATAAGTATTCTTCTGGTATAATTTTTTGTTCGTTTTCTACTATAAGGGTTATGTTTTCTATATTATTAGAATAAGCTGTTATTATTTCTGCGTTAATTATAGAGTCTTTTAAGATTATATTACATTTATGATTTTTTAAATATTCTTGAAAAACTTTTTCTGGGAAATTTCCTAAATCGAGCCTTAAGTTTATTACATTTTCTTTAAATTCGTGCATATTAAAATATTCTGTAGGCACAACATCAACACAGAATTCTTTATTTTTATTTGCTGCTTTTGTTTTGAAATTAACCTTTTCTTGTAGGGTCAATTTTTTACCTAATAGCTTTAAAATTGAGTTGGCTATTTCTTCAGCTGGTATTTTGTTTATGGCATCTTCTGGATCATAAACATTCATGCATGGTTTGCAGTCCCAGTCTGGCTCAATATCTATCTTGTTATTTTTATTTGACCAGTAAGGAGTTGTTATTGAAGAATATATGTTGCCATAAATACAAATTGTTTTGATACCTTGACTGCTTGCATACTGAGACTCTGCGTTATCAACAGAAATAAACAGTAAAGACTTTGAAACTATGTAAGCATTTTTTCTAAAACTTAATCCTGAATAATAGTAATCCGCCCTATTTGTTATATTGTCTCCGTCTCCTATTATTACAACTTTTATGTCAAGAGAATTTAAAACGTTTTTTATTAAATCTAAAACAAGAGCGTAATACCTGTATTTTTTTGCCTCTATTCCTTGTTCGTTATATATAACAATATATTTTTCTGGTATTACTGGAAAAAAATGTTTGTTTACAACAACCTTAGTTGGTTTAACTTCTAGGTTTTTTGAGTATTCTTTTAATAAGTGTGACATATTTATTTTCCGTTGTGAATGTAACAGGGGGTAATTTGAGTGGTTGCGGTTGGATAATAAGCCGCTTCAAAAAAGCCTTTATTTTCTCCAAAACCCTCCATAGAAATTGGGTTATCAATAACCTGAGAATACTGAAGACACTTATAAACGTTTGGGTTGTCTTCTATATATTCAAAAAGTTCTAATTTTGTAAATACATATATATTATAGCCTTTGTGTTTTCTTTTTAGGTTTTTCATTAATGAGTTTATTAAAATCAAATCTGTACCAGATTCTGGAACAACAACAGCGATTCTTTGACCTTCATCATCTTTTGACAATAAATCCTCAAAGACAACGGGCTTGTTTAAATTCTCTTTTTTTGCTATTTCTATAAAGTGATGATATAATCTGTTTTTATCTAAAGACCCAGAATCAAGATCTGATAGCCACTTTTTATATCCATCGGTATTTTCATCTACATCATCATTGAGTATATTTTTATATAAGTCTATAATAAATTCTCCGTTTTCTAAATGTTCTTTCATCTCATAAAGTTCATTGTATACAACGTTTTCTATATCAACGTCATCTTCTAAGAATGGCATGTCGTCAATAATTTTCTCTAATTGGCTGCCTATTACTTCTATGCTAAAATTATTTACAACCCAATTTCTTGATTTAATTCCAAGAAGTGATCTTTCTTCTTCGGACATATCATAAACGTGTTGCAGTTGTTTATGGATGCTTTTTGCGTCTGTAGACGCCTTGATAAATTGTGTTCCTGGCTCTCTGTATTCGTGCCAGTCTAACGGGATACCTCCGCTTTCATCTGAACAACTATCTTCACCACAGGAGTAGTCTGTAACTAAGGTTATTAATTCTACAAGTTTTGCTTCTTGAACTGGTATTTCTTGTCCGCCACTTGTAAATGGGTGGCAATAAACATCCATTAANTTGTATATCTCGTTGAGCTGTTTTTCTGAGACTCCAGCTTTAACATTAGCCGTGTTAGATGTTTTNTTTTTGCAGCTGGGACACTCCAACTCTTGTCCAGAAAAGCTTTTTATTTCATAATTATTGCAAGAGCTGCAAAAATATGTTGTTAAAACATTATGCTTGTTAATTTCTTTTTCGTTTATAAGTCTAAGTATATCCCAACCTTCACCCCAATGAGTGTGCAATAAAAGTTTTGAGTTCGGATTGTCTTTGTTAAAAGTTTTAAAACCATCTAAAATATTAGGAACAGATTTTCTCAACTGATTCCTAAATACAAAACCAACTATGAAATCTTTTTTATTTATGCTGTTTTTTTCTCTTAGTTCGGATTTTTTATTATCACTTAGTTTATAGAAATTATTTGTGTCAAGTGAGCCCCTTAACGTTTTTACGTTATCATAACCTATTTTCTTAAACGCTTTTTCTGCGAAGCTTGACCAAACATAGTAATTTTTTATTTTAGGGGCATATTGAATTGCTTGAGGCAAAATCGGCAAACTGTCCAGCGTAGTCCAAATCATGCTGTTTACTTTATTCCACCAAGGCTTATGATGGAAGTTCGTAAAGGCCCATATATCTTCAACACCTATATAGACATCTGGTCTTTCAATTTTAACTATTTCATCTATCTCAAAAAAACCATATCCAGCCATTTGCTTTTGTTCTGCTGGCAGACTGGCGTGGTTCTTAGGTATTGTCCCGTAGCATTTCCAAGGCAAAAAATCAAGCTCTGGGTCGTCTTTCATCTTCATGTTTGCCGCCTCAATTACATTATATTTACCAGTATTATAAAGATATTTTAATATATTTTTTTGGTTTTTGCCAAAACCAGTAAATGCCTTACACGAATTGGAGTGAAGTAATATGGTTTTTTTCTTCATTAAGTAGATTTTTTTTGGTTTTCTTCATCCCTGTAAATGAAGATTTTATTTAATACATATTTAAAGTATTGTATTAAAAGATAAGCTTCTGACATTTCCATGCCCATTCCAAATTTATTAGCCGAGTTTCTTGTGACGGTAAAAGAGAATGCTTTAGAGCCATCGTTTTTTGTATATGGGTTGAATGATATAGCTGTTTTATTATCGTCGAAGCTATGAAAAGCCCCAAACTTTTCGTAGTTTTCTACAGCGTAAATAAAACCACCTAACTCGCTCTCGTTAAACTTTATGGATATTGATTTTTCTGGGTCTTTAGCGTTTTCAGCAAAAGAGCCGCTTCTTTTATCTGAATTCCAAGAGTGTTGTTTTACAGCGGACATATAAAGGCAAGGCTCTTCGCTTTTGCCTTGTATACCAATTCTGAAGCCAAATGCGCTTCCCGTATTTTTAGAGTTCGGTTTATAAAACTGCATAATTTTTATTTTTTGTTTTTGTTTTTTGTTTTTACTGGAAGGTCATTTATATTTATAACATTAACAGAATATTCTGAATCTTTGCTAACTGAAGACAAAGACCTAACTCCGACGCCATAATGACCTATTAAGTCAATATTGTCAAACTCAGTGGATAAATCTCTTGTGTTTGGTTTTTCAATAACAAGCCCATTTGGTTTTTTAATATAAGGCGAGTAACCAGTGGCCGAAAAAACCCTTTCCCAAGAAAGGTTTATTTTTAAATTTTTGTTTTTGTCAAAGCTTTTAGATACGTTTAACTTAGGTTTATCTAGCGGTTGAGTTCTATTTTCAACGTTCATTAATTGCTCTTCGCTTTCTTCTTTGTTGGCGACGGGAGGGGGTATCGTAACGTCACATTGAGCATCGGCGATTGGTTTTACAATTAAAGTTTGAATTATTTTTTTTGTTTTAGGTAATTTTGATAAGTGGTGGTAATTTGATGTCGCTAAACCGCCCAAGCTTATAAATTTTTCACCTCTTTGGTTTTGAAAAAACTTTTGTTCTATGAAAGCTTCATAAAGCAGGTCAAGATAAAATATTGGGACAGCTAATTTCATTACCCTATTGAATGCCTTTAGAGTATCACTCTCTTCTAATTTTGTAAATTCAGAGTATTTTTTAATTATATCAGTCATTTGATTTTCATTAAATCCAACATTCAAACATAAATTACAAATACTAAATAAACTTGTGCCAGAGAATATGTCGCAACAATTTATAAATTTAAAAAGGCCGTTTCTTGTTATTACGTTTTGTTTTTTTAAATTTACATGGCAAGCCTGTCCAATATCAAACATCTTTTTGTCATAGTTTTTTAATATTTGAGTTTTAATTTCTTTAAGGCAGTCCAAAATTTCGTCTTTGTTTTTAAAATCTTTTAAAAGTTCAGAATCATCTATAATTTTCTCACTTAATAGTTTTTCTATGTAGAAATCAAAACTATACCTGCATTCTAACTCAGAAAAACAGTCTACCAAAGAAAGCAAGGAGTCAAAGTTTTCGAATAAATATCCAGCACCAACTTCGTTTATATCTTGTGCGTATTCATAAGACGTCACAATATATATAATATCAGAACCACCTATTCTTTTTAAGCCTTGATGAATGTGTCTATTTGTAAAAATAGATTTATTTTTATGTAAAAACCTACCTTCAATTTTTAACGGTAAAGATTCTTTATCAAGAGATATTTTTACATTAAAAGATAACCCCGTTTCTTTTTGAGTTACTTTATAACTATCAAAGTTTTCGTTTTCTTCGAGAACTTCTATTTCACTTATTTCTTTTTCATTTTTAAATTCAGAAAATATATCCCTTATGACCCCAAACAAGAATTTATCTTCTCCTTCTGTTAAGGTTTTCTTAGCAGTGATAAAGGCTTTATCTTTAAAAACCTGGCTGGAATTCATATAAACTATACTATGAAAAATATAGTGTTTTTCAAGAAAAAAAGCGGTACGTCAATTAAGAACGTACCGCTTTTTATTGTTTGGTTGATATTAAATTAAGCTACAGATCCGATTTTAACTCCTTTTGTCCTTAGCCCAGAAATACTTGACTTAGCGAGCTTTTTGTTTTCTTTGTTGTTTCTGTCGTAGACGACAACGTAAGAAGGGCTTTCGGATACAAACTGAGCGTTAATGGAACTCCCGTGTTTTGTATATAGTCCGAAGAAACGGCCTTTTGTTGAACGGATGGCTTTCATTATTTTATTTTGATTACGTGTACTCATAAGACTTGATATTAGCATACATTTACTTTGTTGTCAACATTTTTTATCGATATTTCTAATGTATTTTTATTTTCTACTATTATTTTGGCGGCTGGAACCTGAATTTTTTCTCTTATGTAGTTTTTTATATCTCTGGCGTGTAGGTTTTTATTTTTAATGTCATTGAATATACAATCAATAGATTTGGCTGTATAGTTAATGTTTATATTTGACAAAGATAGTTTTGACTTAATGATTGATAATTCGTAGTTAATTATTCTTTTTATATCATCTCCGCACAAGTCATTAAAAACAATTATTTCATTTATTCTGGCTATAAGTTCGGGTTTTAGTTTGCTTTTAACAGACTTCTTGAAACTATCAGACTTTGGTTCTTCGTCTTGAATGAAGCCCATGCTTTTTTTAGAAGCTTTTTCGTTTCCTATATTGCTAGTCAATATAACAATTGACTTAGAAAAGTTTATTTTATCATGTTTGTTATCTTCTATATAACCTTCGTCTAAAATGTTAAGCAATATATTTAATACCTGGGGGTCAGCCTTCTCAATCTCGTCAAATAGCACAACACAATTTGGATTGTTTTTTACAAATTTAGTTAGGGAGCCACCTTCTTCGTAACCGACGTATCCAGAATTAGCTCCTATAAGCTTGTTTATCCCAGTTTTATCATGAAGTTCTCCCATATTTATTTGTATAATGGCTTTTTCATTACCAAAAAAATGCTTGGCTATTTTTTTTGCTGTATAGGTTTTACCGACACTAGTTGGCCCAACAAAGAACATGCTGGCTAAGGGTTTGTTTTCGTCAGACAAACCAACTTTAGCACAAGATAATAAGTCGTTTATTTTTTGAAGCTCTTCGTTTTGGCCAAAAACTTCTTTTGAAATTCTATTAAGAAAAGAGCTAAAGCCTCCTTTATTATTCTGTATTTGTTTTATGGACACATTGCTTTGCTCTGAAACAATAGATATAATATCTGATTTTTTCATGTTTATTACCTCAACAGTATTTTCTTTATTTGCTTGTTTAATGTCCTCCATAAAAGATTCGAAATTTTCTTTTATTTTTATTTCATCAGTTTCGCCAGACATAAAAAACTTCATTAGTTTGTCATGCGAGTTTACTATTTTTCTAGGCGTTTTAAAGTTTTTGATTTTAACTCTCGCGCCAGCCTGATCCATTATATCAAAAGCTTTGTCTGGGAATTTTTTGTCACTAATTAAATTGGCCGATATATCTACTATATAATCTATGCATGGCTTACTAAACTTTACATTATGAAATTTTTCATATTTTTTCTTGCAACTGTATAGTATTTTCTTTGTTTCTTCTTTTGAAGGTTCTTCTACCTTTATATTTAGAAACCTTCTCTTCATAGCGCCATCTTTTTCAAAAATTTTTGTATATTCTTTGCTTGTGGTAGCCCCAATGCATTTTATTTCACCTCTAGCTAAAAATGGTTTTAGCATATTGGCCGCGTCTAAGCCTCCCTCCTGGTTTCCTCCAGCGCCAAAAATGGTATGAATTTCATCAAAAAACAATATCATGTGCGGGTTCTCTTTTGCCATGTTTAAAAGGCTTTTGAATTTTTGCTCAAACTGACCTCTGTATTGTGTACCAGCAAGCATAGAACCTAAATCTATACCTAGAACTTCTGCCCCTATTAAATTGGTAGGGATATCAGCTTTGCAAATTCTGGAGGCTAGAGCTTCTATTATTGAGGTTTTACCAACTCCAGCGTCACCAGTAAGAATTGCATTGCATTTATTTTTCTTGGATATAGTCTCAATTAAAACGTCAACTTCTTTTTCTCTTCCGTATATATCTGGTAGTTTACCTTCTATGTATAAACTGTTAAAATTTGTTATAAACTCCATAGGAGAGTTTTGAGACTGAGCCTCTTCTCCTGAATTATTTAAATCTTTTTCAATGTCTTCTAAATCTAATCCAGAACTGTCCACAACATCTTCAAGTCTTTTGCCTTTATTTTCTTTTACAAAATCAAAACAAACGAAGTTTTCAAGATCTTTTTTGAAATCTTCAACGTCGAAAACAAAATCATCGAATTCGCCAAAGACATATGGAGAGGTATTTATGATGCCCAATAGTATATGTTCTATGCCAATATAATGCTGACCAAGTTCATTTGATATTTTGTTTGCATGGCCTACAGCATCGAGAACTTCTAAATGCCAAGGATCTGAGTTTGGGTTTGCAAAAAATTTCTCATCGTTTTTTAATTTTGCTTTTTTGATTATAGAAAGAAACTCTTTTTTTCGTGCTGTATCTACACCACACTCTTGCATAAAGAGATCAAAGTCTTCAGATGCGTTTTTTATACATCCGTAAAAAACGTGCATATTATTTATATTTGAATGCCCTATTTTTTTTGCCGTTTCATGAGCATCCTTATAAGCTTTTTTAGCTCTAGGGGTAAGATTAAAATCTTTAAATATCACAGGATTATATACACTCATTTTAGTTCGGATAGTTTCATATAAATTTTTTCTTCTATAGTCTTGATTGAGTCAACGAAGACGATGTCATCTCCGACAGACCCAGTTATGATGGCGATATCGCCCTTCTTGGGCAAGGTTTTACCAGAGTTCAAGTATTCTGTCAACCTTTCATTTGAATTGCTGTCTAAAAACAAACCGCATACAGAACCCAGTTCATCTTGCATCTCAAGTCTTGCATATTTGTTTCCATTTCTGCTAGTTCTTTTGTTTATATCTGTTATCTGACCTACAAATTTAACATTTCTTCTAGCTAACGAGTTTCTAATTGTTTCTGATGTGTGAAAACTTCTAGAGTCGCCATCGCAGAATATATCTCTAATAGTGTATGAATAGCTATAACCTAACAGTTTGGTTTCAAAAAACCAGTTGGCGAACTTTATGTGGCTTGCGTTTTGTTCATATATACTTTTGTAAGGTAGGTATCTTTTCTTGAACGTCTCGAACCTACTATCAGAAAACAATACTCTGCCATCATCAGCTGGGGTCTGCTCTTTCTTGCAAGAGTGTATTGTATTAAGTATGTCGTAATTAAACTTATCCCCAAGTTCTATGACATTTCTTTTCTCTCTATCGGTTAGTATGTTGAATGTTTGAGCTTCCAAAACAAGCCTACAGCGGTCAGTTGTTACTAAAGAGTCAAGCATACCAGCCTGAATAAAGGCTGACATAGTTCCAATATTAACGTGGCAATCTTTAGCCGCCATAAATACATCATATTTATGGTCAAACTTATTCTCTCTGAATTCAATTAAGGATTCTATAACCTTTCCAGACACTCCTTTGATGGAATTTAATCCATATCTGATGTTTTCGCCATCAATTTTGAAGTCAAAACCCGATAGATTTAGGTCTGGAGGTAGTAATTCTATACCAAAGTATGAAAGCTCTTGAGATATTTTAGCGATCTCCTCATGAGAGTTGGGCTCAAACCTAGCCATCTTAAGCAAGCTAAGAAAAAACTCTTTAGGATGGTTAAATTTTAAATAAATCGTAATAGCCGCTAAGTAAGCGTAGGATATGCTGTGAGATTTATTGAATGAATAGTTGGCAGAGTCTTCTGCGACCTTCCAAAGAACATCTCCAATTGCTGGGTCTAAATTGTTTTCTTTAATTTTCTCTTCAATCTTAGCCTTCCAAGCTGGCATGTCCTCAACCTTCTTCTTGCCAACGATGCGGCGAAGCTGTTCTGACTCGTCGAGACTAAATCCGACCTTAACGGCCATCTTCATTAACTGCTCTTGGTAGAGGGGAATGCCCCCTGTATAACTTAAGATATCATCAAAGAATTCATGGACGCAGTTGAACTCTCCAGACCTAACATACTCAGAGTAGCTATCTTTGAAGTCTAATGCTCCAGGTCTTGCGATAGCAACAACAGCAGACAGCTGCTCAAGGTTTCGCGGCGCGACCTGTTTACAAACCTTGAAGTTTACGTCAGCCTCAATTTGGAACAAACCCTTGGGTTGTTGCAGACAGGATAGCGCAGTATAGATGCTTTCGTGATTAGGATCGATCTCAGCGGCTTTTAACCCAAGTTGGTCACAAGTATCATGAACAACCGAAAGCGTCCTCAGACCAAGGATATCAAACTTAACACTAAGACTAGCGACATCGTCCATATCGTAACCAGAAACTAAAGATCCATCGTTGGTTTTTTGAAGAGGCATAATGTCCTCCTGCTTGTAATAACTGATTGAAATTCCAGATGGGTGAACGCCAGAATTTTTAATTAAGCCTTCAAGTTTTTGAGCAATGACAAAGGACTTCTTGTGTTTTTCTGCAAAGCCTTTAAAAGCTTCGCTTTCTTCAACAGCTACTTTAAGTTTCACTACTTTACCAAAATGCTTCGGTATGCTATCGCTAATCTGATTAACGTCAGTTTCAGATAACTCAGCAACAATTTTACCGCACTCCTTCATACAGAGTTTAGAGCTTAACGAGTTTAGTGTGAGGATTTTTGATGTTCTTCCTTTGTATTTTTCCTCAATGTATTTAATAACCTCGACCCTTCGATCATAAGAGATATCGTTATCAACATCAGCAAGTAGAGAGCCGTCAAGAAATACCTCGCCGTTATGTTCAATCTTTCTAGCCCTGCTTTTAGATACAAAACGCTCAAAGAACAAGCCGTGTTCAATAGGGTCAATGTTTGTTACTCCTAGCAGATATAAAACCAAGCTGCCAGCAGCACTACCTCTTCCAGCACCAGTTGGGATTTCTTTCTTTTTACAGAAATCAAGAATGTCCCAATTCAAAAGAATATAATCAACAAAGCCAAGATCATCAAGAACTTCAATTTCCATGATCGTTCTATCGAAGTATTCTTTCTTGTTTTCTTTTCCTCTTAAACCTCTGTCGCGTAAACCTTTTCTGCAAAGCTCCTTGAGAATATCAATACTACTGCTACCATGAGACAAACCAAGAGAGAGCAGGGTTTTGTCTGGGACAACAATTTCTGGGAGTTTAACTCCTACTGGGAATGGGTTCTTGTATCTCATAATTCAATATCGTAAAGTTGTTTTTTGAAAATCTTAAAGTTCATTTCAATGTCGTATAAAGCATCATGGAGTCTCTTTTTATCGAAGTCAATCTCATACTTCTTAAGTAGCGAGAGCTGGGAGGTTTTCAAGCCCCTCTGCCTGTAGTCTAACCATCTGTATTGCCAGTAGATGAAGTTGTCTTTGTCAACTGGAGACTCTTTAGCTATCGCCATCGCTAAACATTTGGTGTCTATAATTCTTTCTATATAAGATTGGTCTAGTTTTTCACCAATCAATTTACGCCAAACATCCACCATGTAAACATCAAAACCCAAAAGGTTTTGTCCAATAATAAGATAGTCTTCGTCGTATAAATACTTGGAGAGTTCTTTCCAAACAGAAAAGGGATCTTCCGCGTTTCTGTTATAGAATTTTCTGTCGAAGCCTGTTATTCTGGCAGCATCCCTTGAAACATTTAAATCTTTCCACATGATAAGTTTGTCATACTTCTTGATGATTTTNTCTCCTTCAATTACCAGCCAAGCCGCTTGCCAAGGTTTAGACTTAATTAGATTTAAGCCCTCGGTTTCAGTATCGAAAACAATATACTTTTGCTTTTTGTTGTATCTTAGTAGGTTGTCGTTCATTTTGTTTTTTCTAAATAAGATTCGAAACAGAACTCGTCGCTTCCGAAGTGACTGAGGTTAGGACATGATAGGGTGGCTTGTCTACCGAATGTTCGGTTGCACAAAATTTTATATGTCTGCAAGGCTTCTACGTCATCTTTGTTTTTATAGTAGATAGTTTTCACCAAAGACGTTGAATATTCTTTACCCACAAATTCAACAACCTTCTTCTCTAGCAGGGAATCAAACGGCAGGTTATTTCTTTCAATCCAGAACTTAGGATTCAGTCCTTTAAGATATGGAATACAATTCTTTAACAAAAAGTTGTTCTTATGGATGAAGCTATCGTAGAATGGGACAACAAAAGAAAGGTGGTTTTTATTCCAAAGCTTAGACAGTTCTTTATAAGTTATCCTTCCTTCATGCTCAACAAACGCACATGAATAAATCTTGTTTAATAACTTACACCCTTCATCGTTCTTTGCAAAGATTACGCTTTTATGATCAGAGTCGGAATCTTCGTCTCCGTCGTTGCACATGGTAATGCGCAATCCATAAATAAGATCAATGTCGTTCTTCTCGCAAACGTGAAAAGCTTTCATAAAACTCGTTAGGTTGTCTTCAACCAATACAAGATTTTTGATCCCGTTGTCTTTACAAATACTAATGATTGAGTCTGGTCCCCCCTCAACTTGTGAATCACTTAAGGTTAGGATACTTTTTCCAAATGAGTATGTCGATTTAAATACTGGCGTCATTGTGTTATAATTATAACAACAATATGAAAGGTGTCAAGAATTATGTGCTGGGCAGCCAGCATAATACTTCATTTCAAACGATCCTCCTTTGGGGACTAAGTCTTCTGAGAATTCATCATCAAAATAAGAGCGGACAACATTACCTTCTGCATCTTTAACTTCATAATAAAAAAAATCAAACTTCATACCGCAATGCCACATTGGTGTACCGTCTTTTTTGAGCTGTCCTTTTTCTTTTGCAAACCCGCATAGCAATTTACAGCTGAATGACCCGTCACTTGGAAACCCTTTGTAAGCTGCCATGTTTTTTGTAGCCATACCCTCGGTAAAGTTGTCAAGGTAGTGTTGCATCTCTGTGAGGTGATGCTCAAAACCGTGAAGATCATGCTCGTCAAGAGGTTCCATTCTAACAATACCACTCTTTTTTATATCAGGGATAAGGTCGAACTTAAGAAACAAAAATTCGCTTTGCTTGGTTTTATATTCTGGGAACATGTGTTTGACCGCTAGGCTATACATAAGATCCTGCATATTGTCTTCTGCGTCCTTACCCTTAAAAGTTTCCTTGCTGGTTTTAAAATCCCTGATAAGTGCATATTTCTTATCTTTATAAAGAAACAGTTTGTCAATAAAACCTCTAATTTTATACTTAACAACACCATCGTTTACAACAATGTGAAAGTCTTTTTCAGAATGTTCCTCTGTCGGCTCTCCATCTTTATCCCCGAAGAAGTCATACATCAAACCGTTAAGGGTCATCTCTTTCATCATTCGGATGTTGTCCTCATCGTCAACACCCTCTCTAAAAGCGTGTTTAAACATAAGCCTTTTGATGGAGGGTACACTGAAAATATCAAGCGTTCTGATTATCTCATCAAAATAATGCCTCCTCCTGCTATCCCCAAGAAGTTCAAAAATCAAGTGACAAATAGAACCCCTTCTGGCTCCATCATTGCTTCTGTCTGGAAGTTTTAGTTTGTACTTGGTCCAATACAACCAAGAACAACTCTCCGCGGTCTTGATTCTGCTGGCGGATAACGGGGTTTGTGGTTCACTCATTTAATTTTCTCGCTTTCTTGATATCTGACTTTGAAAATTTTTGGCTTTGTTCTGCGACAAAATTAGAGATAAATTGCCTTTGTTTTTTAATGTCCACCTCCTCTTTAGACCAAGCAACAAGATCGCAAGAGTTTTCGTGTGCGTCGCCCATGTCGTTTTGTTTATTTGGCGGTAGCTTGATAGACAAAACATCAAGATCGAAATAACGGGAGAGTTTTAAATAGTTTTTAATAGAGCCTGTTAAACCCCTATTATCTTTTGATGATAGATCGTTGTTCCCAGCTATAATGATTTTATCCAAAGTAATACCTGATAGATAAGATATTATGTTGGGGCTAGCAGACAACCCAAAAATTACTATTACATTTTTGATGCCTTGATCGTACAAAGCCATTGCATCACCAATGCTTTCCGTTAAATAAACAGATTTTTTAGAGTGAATAATAGAATCTACAGTTTCTTCATTAGGTATAAAACTTGGGTAAATCCAATTATTTTTCTTACCTATGTGTTTCCATTTAGCATAATCATTGTCGTCAACTCTTCTGCCAGAAAAACCAACAATTTGTTTGTGTATATTGTATATGGGAAACACCATTCTTCTATACATGTTCCCAGCTCCAGCCAAGCCAACCTTGAAGTCTTTTTGGGTTTGTTCTGATATTTTTCTTTTTGAATAAAAATTATAATTTGGGAACAGTTTTTCTAGTATGCTATTGTCGTAAATTTTTTCCATTTCTATTAATGTTTTAGTCTTATGCACAGAAAGACCCGCGTCACCAGAGCTTATTGATTTAAGGGTGTCTTCTAATTTTTGAGGTTGTCCGCGAAGAGTAAGTTTTATTAAAGCTTCAAACGGTTTGGGTTTTGAGTCGTTAACATAGTCCTTCCAAACTCCGCTATCTTTATATATTTGCAACGCTGTTGCATTATCTCCATCACGATATAACGCGCTTGTTCGCCAATGGTTACCATTGTCGATAAGCTTGTAGCCAAGGTTTTCTAATACCTCTTTCATGCTTTTAGATTCCGCCGAAGTCTGGGATTTCATCTGTTTCTGAGCCTTCTAATGGTGGTACTCCATCTATAGATCTTACAATATCGCGTAGGTCGCCCCTTTCTGTAATCTTAAAGTTATTAAATTCTAAGTTTACAAAATTCTTTCTCAGTGAATCTCCCATTTGAACTGGTTGTATTGCGCCAGCAACATCTTTTCCCAGGTGTCTAGACTTGACATTAACGAGTTTATGAGTTCCAAACTGAGCGCCTTCAATCTCTATCTCGTCAGCGGTTTTGTTTCTAAGTATAAACATGTGAGAACAGAACTGAATAATTCTATCAGAAAGAGAAACGGTGCTTTCGTCATCAACGACGTTCTGTGCATTTCTGTTGTTCGTAATTCCTAGTCTGTTAGATTGAACGGAAGTAATCATGGCTATGATTGGTTCTCCATCGTGCAAAATTTCTTTCTGTACACACTTTTTAAATTTGTCAACCATCTCTCCAACAATCTGCCACTCGTTTTTGTTAGCGGAAGATTCGCTGGTTGTTTTAATATAGTCAAAGGAAAATACCATTCTGTTACCGCGGCCAACTTTAGATAAGTAAAAGCGCTTAAGGGTGTTTACCATAGCATCTACATCCATGCCCCCTACGTTATAATAATAAAATTTAAGTTTTTTTATTTTGCCCCAAGTATCTCTTACTTTTTGAACGACACCTTCTCCAGCTTTCCTCCAGTCACCGCTTTCTAGCAAATGCATTGGGACTCCAGACAATGAGGAACATTGCCTCATAATCAACTCCTCTTTACTCATTTCCCCATTATCAAAGTGCAAAACAGGGACATCATATTCTGAACCAACGCAAGTTGCGTAGTGCATACAGAATTGTGTTTTACCAACGCCAGATCTAGCCACTACTACGGTTATGTTGCCTGGTCTCAGAAGTGAACCATACATCTCATTAACCTTCTTATGGGGACCCATCATGCCGAAATCAGTAATGGGGTTGTTACCTCTGTCCTCGACTAAATATTCCATCTCATCATAAATATTAACAGGAGAATCTTCTCCTGTTTCATATAAATTAATTTTGGAATTATAAACATGGTCTGCTTTTTCTACAATTTCATGATATGGAGTATCTGGAGAAATATTTTTCATTTCTCTAGCTATGTCTTGCGCGGCTTTATAAATGCCTCTTCTTACCGAAATCTTTTTTAATTCCTTGGCTGTCTTTATAACGTTACCGCTAGGAACCTTTCTTAAAGCTAGGGATTTTATATAATCAGATGGATTTAAATTGTCTTCAAAAGAGAGTCCGACACTCATTATCCTTTGGCCAACAATTATCTCATCTATTTCTTCACCGCTTTGGACGGCTTGCTTAATAATCGTAAAGATTGTTTTATGTAAGTTGCTATCTTGAGAATAAAAATCATCACTATCTATAAAGTTAGATATCTCGGCAAAAACATCTGGGTCTTTTATTAAACCAGCTAAGAGTTGTTTCTCTAATTCTAAATTGTATATCATTAAATCCCTTTTATAATTTTATTCGAATCCAAATCAACATAATCCTTTACCGCTTTTATTATCCCCATTTCAATAACTGAAGATTCGTGTCTAGAGTATATGTTTGGGTCTCCTTTTTCGTTGCAAACTGCCAATATGAAACCTTTGTTTTTATCAGCCGAACCGCTGAATTCATAAATCTTATCTAAGAAGTTGTCTGGGATTAAAAATTCTGTGTCCTCGTCTTTATTTTTTTTCATAAATGTATATCTTGGTCTGTAAAAAATGACGCTGTTATAACGTCGTTTTTGTATATTTCTACCAGCTTTATACCATTAAGTTCACAGAAGTCAAGTTTTTTTTGATCTCTTTTTAGTTGTTCTAAATATTTTAATCTTGTCTTGTGAAAATGCTTAACAAACTTAACATGCTGATCCCCCTGAACTTCTATTGCTATTTTTTTGTTGGCATTATAGAAATCTAAAGACAACATAGTACCTGCTATTCTAAATTCTTCAAAAACAATATCGTTTTTCCAGCTGTCGGCAAGGAAGTCCTTTATTTTTTTTTGAAACTTACTTCTGCTATTAGCATTCCAATCAATGAGGTATTTTTTAGCATTTTTTAAATTCCTTGGGTTACCATACGGATCTAAGAATTTCATGAGAGTTCGCCAATGGCGTTCTTGAAGTAAGAAACCAAGAATGCCGATAGTCTTGCATCATCTTCAATTGTTTTAAAAACGTTAGTTTCTCCTTGGAGGCTATCTGGAAACTCAAGTTTGTTTTCTGCAAGAAGTTCTTTGAACTCTTCGGTGGTTTTATACCAAGATCCGCTTTTCTTGACAAACTCCCAAGCATAAAGCAAATCAACCACTTCTTTTTCAATCCAGATAGAGTTGCCTCCGCTCCTTCCATATCTAATCGGATAGCTGACCTTTGTATTTGTCTTTTCGTTTGGTGATTTCTTAATCGTTACTTGGGCAAAGTGACCAATAGGGGGATTGGTTTGGGCATCCATCTTTTTTACAGATGGGTTTTGTAGTATTATATCTTTGTTAAATCTTGGTTCGAATTCAATTATCCAGTTTGCAAAGTGTAAGAGGGCATTTCCTCCAGTAGCTGTAGTTTGTCTTACTGGAGCCTTGCTGTATGGGTCTAGTTTAATATCTGCTCTGACCTGAGAGATGAAAATTGCCATGTGTCCACGTTTAGCCAAAGCAATGGACATCTTTTTCATGAACGCCCCAGCGATAACTGCTCCACCAGCAATCTTCGCCGAGTCTTCAAACCCCTTGTCAATATCATTTCTTGGCAATAAACCATCCACAGAATCTAAGGCAAAACAATATTTAACTTTCTCCTTGTTTTCTACTATCAGTTTGCGCATTAAATCAACGCAGGTTTCATAAATATTAGATTCAAAAACAAAACATGTTCCATCGAGCCAATCTTCAGCCTTGAATACAAATCTAATGCCAGATCTTTTTCTCATTTCTGGAGAGAGTCTTCCTTCAGCTTTGATGTAAACACCTTTAGAATTACGATTTGTTATTAAGAAGTTTTTCATTACTTCAAGAGCCTCTGACGTTTTACCGCCCTCATTCATCCCAGTGAATCTATGTAAACCTGGCCCGAAACCTCCCCCAAGCTGCAAATCAAACTGTAAAGATCCACTTGAAATCTTATAGTCTGTGTCGTCTTCAAAGTTATAATGATCCTCTTTGTTGCTTTTTAAAAAATTTCCAAGCAGGTTTATGGACTCTTCTTTTTCTTCTTTTTCTTCTTTTATTTTACTCATCTAAAAAATCTCTAATTGTTTTTGTTTTGTTTATCTCTTTGTTCTCTCCGAACTTCTCTCCTATATTATAGGTTGGATATTTAGAGTTGTCAACCACATAATTAAAAGCTCTGAATTTTTGATCCATAGTATTTTTTAATTTCGGGCTTGCTAAATAAGCCAGAGAATCAAATTGCTTTCCAAAGTTAACAATATTCATAAACTCCAGACTGTATCTATCACACAGGGAGTTGAGAATTTTCATCTCTCTCATAAAAAATAGCCTTACGTCTTTTTCTGGACGCAAGACTATTCTTTTGAGAATAGAATGTTTGCTTATCTTTTTTTTCTTGTTCTTTTTGAAAAGAAAATTATGGCCACACTCACATGTAGAAGTTCTTAATCCGACAAAGCTGTTACAAGAGGGGCATTGCTTTTTACCTCTAGGCATAGAACAAGAATATCACATCCTTATATCATTGTCAACCATTTTTTTCACCAGACCTAAAAAGTCTGTCTTTCTTTCCCAGTAAAGTTCTGTTTCAGCCAAGGTTGGATCGCCAAGCAAAAGATCAACTTCTGCGGGTCTATAGAATTCTGAATTTACTTGAACAAGAAGTTTGTCACAGCAATAATATTTAGAGTGTATACCTTCTCCTTCCCAATAACACTCGTCTGTATTGAAGCCAGCAAATCCAAAAGCTATTTCTACAAACTCTCTAATGGTATGTGTTTCCCCAGAGGCGAGAACGTATTCTTTTGGCTTCTCTTGGTTGAGCATCAACCAGATACCTTCCACAAAATCTTCAGCATCAGACCAGTCTCTTTTTGCTTCTAGATTTCCTAGTTCTAGAGGTTTGAATTCATCTCCTATGCTGTTTTTCCAAAAAATATCTGCAACTCCTTTTGTTACTTTACGGGTAAGAAACTCTTCTCCGCGACGAACTCCTTCGTGGTTAAAAAGCCATCCTTGAATTGCGTAAAGACCATAAGATTCCCTCCACACCTTCACCAAGTGTCTCGCGGAAGCCTTAGAAGCTCCGTAAGGGCTTCTAGGGCGCAATGGGTGAGTCTCATCCTGTGGAGCGGTAACAACGTCACCAAACTCTTCCGAGCTGCCAGCGTTGTAATAACGGCAATTGGGACAATGTTTCCGAATCGCTTCCAGTTGATAAAGAACAGCCATACAGTTTGTGTTCATGTGGTTTTCTGGCATATTCCAGCTAATACCCACAAATGAGTTCGCGGCGAAGTTAATAAAATAGTCTGGCATCTCTTCCGCAATAACACGGTCAACATTTGATTGGTCTGTAATGTCGAGGTCTATTAATTTGAAGCGAGGGTTGTCAGCTAAGTGTTTGATGTTATCGTGGTTTTTTACGCTAAGTCGGCGCACACCAGCAATGATGTAATTGTCGGTATTTGCCAACAAATAGTCTGCCATGTGACTTCCATCTTGCCCCGTTACTCCTGTGATTATTACTTTCTTCATTGTATATTGCGTGTTTTAAAAAGTGTAATTGAATTTCTCTAGGTCCTTCTTGTATATTTTTTCCAAAGACAATCTCTGTTTGGAGGTTAGTATTTCGCTGTAATGCTTGTTGTTGTTTAGGGATTTGTTTGTGTGTCTCATTTTTACGTCTTTCCCTAGTTTGTCGCATATGTCATGATAGGCATCCGAGTAGGACTCAAACCTATATATAGTTTCAGCATAGGATATACAATTAAAAGGATGGGTAATTGGAATCGTATGGTGTTTTATGTTAGACTCTATTGAACCTTGATGAGAATGGCTTATGTTTTTGTCGAGAAGTATTTCTATCGTTTTATCTATGGTCAGATTTTTACTTGTAGGAGTATTACAATCTAATCCTCCATATTTGAACATCCTAAACGCGCTGCAAAATCTATCAAAGGGGTTTCTTACAAAAGCAAATGAAAAATCATAAGACCAATTTTGGGGGACAGAGCCAAAGCTTCTCCCAGAGGGCTTTAGTAGATTGTGTCGTATACCCCATCCCCCTGTTTTTGGTATGTGAATGAATAAGGTTTTGTCTTTTTTAAAGTAGAAGTTTGACATCTTATTTCAATATCAGAGTGAAGATTACGGAAGGCGCTCCGCTTGGGGATATTTCTTTATTGATTATTTTGAAATCTTGAAAGGATTCTTTTATTTTATCCTCCCACCAAGAGTGGTTTTTCACAATAGTATGACAATTCATTCCGTTCGGCAATTTGTTAATGGCAGATTGAGTGGCGACATTAAAATACAAAAACTTCGGATTGGCTTTTTTTATTAAATTAAAATCCTCATGCATACAATCTTCGTTTAGATGTTCAAAGACGTCAGTAGAGACTACAAGGTCTACGTCTTCGATATCTTCTGGAAACTCTTTGAATTCTTCAATAGCGGGATCATACCCACTACACTTCACACCAGATTGTTTTATCTTGTCAATCAAGAAACCTTTGCCGCAACCAAAATCAAGAACATGTTTAATATCGTTAGAATTGATCAGCTCTAACAGTTCTTCTAGATACTTAAAAGAGTCCGAACCGCTTCCATAGTCGCCTTTTAATTGGTGCAGTATTTTATATTGATTTATTAGTTCTTTATCCATGATATTCTTTAAACAACCCTTTTAAACCCACAGGCTTAAATAGTTCTATGTCGAGGTTGGGGTATGATTTTTTGAATTGTTCCCATCTAAATAATAGTTTTTCTTTTTTGTAACCGTTATGTTCTTTGGTTTCACCTATTCTTATGTTGTTGGTTATGTCACACCCAACAACAATAACTTTCGAGGCTCCGCATAAATTGGCGAATTGCAAACATGAGAAAATTACCGAATGAAATTCAATAAAAAGGTTGCCATAGTTATTAAACCCGATAGCGCCACCGTCTTCAACATCTTTTTCGGTCAAAGAAAACGGGGTGTATTGTCCGCCAAATTTTGATATTCCGTAGAATTTAGAACAAGAAGGTTGGTAATTGTCATATTTTTCCTTAAAGAGAAAATAACCGTTTTGACTTTTGTTCTCAAAACCAGTATCCTTTACAAAGTAATAGTCTATATCTGGTTTGTGAATGAATACGGTATTACACCCAACCTTTATTGCGTCTTCACAGAAGGAATCTTCCCACTCTGAAAGGGTTGGACCAGAACCAAAAACAACAAAAGTTTTTCCCTTGTGTTTATTTTTAAAGTTTTCTATTATTGATGAATCTGTCATGGTTTTTACTTATGTATGAAATAGACATCTTCTCTTTCTTCTTCATATTTTTTGTATTCGCTACAAAAAGGGTTTCCTATCAATAGTTTTTTATCTTTAAGAACCCTTCTAAAGATATACTGACCAACAAACATGTCCGCTTGTCCAAACTCCTTATTTTTTAAACCCTCTCTTACTGTCTTATAAGAATCGAGGAAGGTTTTTATGTTTTTATAAGAACCTCCGATCACCCCCATATTAATTAGTTCTAATTTGTTTTGATTTATTAAAAACCAAACTTTGTCTTCTAGGTTAAATGAATCATGAAAATTAATATAAGGAAACTGATTTAGCATGATTGAGTCTTTGCAAAGAAAGATATCAACTTCTGGAAACTCATCAAAAATTAAAGATGGTTTTTTTACTATTTTAACATCTGAACAATCAGTTAGGAAGACGTTTTCAAATTGATTGTTGTCTAGGAAATCTTTGTAGCAAAACCACCTGTAATCTAAGTTAGACCACTCTGAGTCTTCTACTTGTATAAACTTTACATTATCTGTCTCATAAGTAGATACAAATTCACTAGATAAACCATCGTGAAATATATATCCCGATAATTTTAAACTATTAACAGAGTTATACCAAGGCTCTATATATGAAAAATCGTCGTTAGAAATAAACCCGTCTTTATTACGACCGACAACATGATTGTCTTCTGGGCTATTGGGATGTTTCTTTTTTGTAAAGTAAGAACTAAGTATTACTGTTGACATGTTATATTATATATAACACGTAGAATTATTCAACTTTTTCGTCAGGGTGTATTAATTTAGAAACATCTGGATCAATTTTGAAGATCTCATCGTATTCAGTAAATGAGCTTTCGTCCCAATACCATTGAGTAACAACTTCATTGTCGTCCCACTCTACTGCGTCTGATGAAATTGATTCGCTAATTGGTTTTTTGGTCCAGAACTTAGCTCTCCAATAATCAGGAGATGTGATGTCAGCGGTACTTTCCTCAACCATAGATGGCCCAGATTCAAAATTTACCAGTAAGGTTTTACCATTTTCTGGATTTTTAACAAAAACTCCAAACTGTTCAGAAGATCCCAACAACATTTTAAAAGGTTTACCTATCGTTTTATTTTCTTCTTCGGTATATTCTAAATCAAAACAATCAAAGTTTTGGTCCCATTTTTCTATGCCAGCTTTAATAAGCTCTATACAAGCCAGATCTAACTCTAGATCAGTGAAAGCGACAAAAGCTTTGGCCGCGCTTTCTACATAATAGGTTTCTTCACCATCAACTATATCTTTATCTGCGAGTCTATAAGACTCGCTAACCTCTCTGCCTTTAACTAGCTTTAAAAAGTTATTTACCCTGGCTAATGCAAGCTGTCCTCTTGTCTTATTGATTAGATGAGCGTGGGAATAAACCGCAGAGCCACGACGATAAACTTTTTTAAGTTGGTCCGAGGTAATTTTACTCTCGTTTTCTTCGTTGTGTTCTTTAGTTTTTGCCTCTAAAACAGAAGAAATACATTCCGAAAAAGATACACAAGAATTCCTTTTAGAGTTCTTTACTAAATCTTTAATTTGTTCGGAGAAATCTAGTTCCATATTAATTCATTACACTAAAATTTTAAAATAATGAAACCTTAACCTTCGCAAGAAGAGCATTGGTTTATTGATCTAGAAAGCTCTTGGGCTGGGTTTGCACCTCTTTGATAGTATAAAGATTTAATTCCTTGTTCCCAAGCAAAAATCATAAGTTGATTAACCTCTTTAGGTTTTACACCAGGAGGGACAACAATATTAAGGGATTGTCCTTGGTCTATATGTTTCTGACGTTGAGCTGCCTGTATGATTACCTCTTTCTGGGAAATTTCACCAAATGTTTTAAATACATCCTTCTCGTTTTGGTCTAGAAAGTCAAGATGTTGGACTGAACCTCCATGAACAAGAATAGACCTCCATACTTCTTTTTTGTTTTTTTTGTGACTAGAAAGGAGTTTGCGTAGGTATGGGTTTTTATATGTGAATTTTCCCTTGGCTAAGTCCTTAACAAAATAATTGGATTTCAAGGGCTCTATGCTGGGAGATACTTGGCCAAGTATAAAAGAACTAGAAGTAGTTGGGGCAATAGCCAGGGTTGTAACATTTCTGCGCCCATATCCTTTAAGTAATTCTGGCTCTCCAAATTTTATAGCCATTTCTTCTGTGGCTTTATCTGCCCTCTCTCTGATTGTATGCCATATAGAGGCGTTTAGCATTTTAGAATCCATAGATTCAAACGGAACCATTTTAGATTGGAGGTATGAGTGCCAACCTAAAGCCCCCATTCCTAATGCCCTTTGTCTTATTGCAAAGTTTCTTGGGGCATCCATATATCTTACTCCGTCTGTCTTATCAATAAATTCAGTCATGACGGCATCAAGAAAATAAACCATTGTCTCAATAGCGTCTGTCTCAACTATTTCATCCCACCTTTCTAGGTTTAAACTCGACAAACAACAAACAAAACTTTCGTCCTCCTCTGAAGAAAGCATTATTTCACTGCATAAATTTGAAGCATTGATTTTTTTGCCCTTATCTTTGTAGACTTGAGGTGCTTGATTGTTGGCATTGTCAGAATAAAATATATATGGATACCCGCTTTCAAATTTCTTTTTTAATACAAGACCCCAGATTCTTCTGTTTTCTTTATCCCCATCTATCATCGCTTCCATGAAATTATCTGGAACACAGACACCAATGCTCATTTTTTGTATCTCATGCCCTTCTCCACGAATCTTAAGAAACTCCTCTATGTCCGTGTGATCGATAGGGAGATAGGCAGCAAAGCTTCCCCTTCTTACGTTACCCTGCGATACGACCTCCATCAACTTTTCATAAAGCTCCATAAAATGAACTGAGCCAGTGCTAGTTCCTTCTTGATCTCCAATTTTAGAACCGCGACCCCTAAGAGAACCAAAGAAACCAGATGTTCCTCCTCCATGTTTTGTCATCATTGAAACCTCTGCTAGTTTATCGCCAGTAATAGATTCCAAAGTGTCTTCAATATAAGAACCAAAGCAAGAAATGGGCAACCCTCTTTTGCGCCCGAAGTTACTCCATACTGGCGAACTCAAAGAATAAAACCCACTGTGCATATATCCAGTGAATTTTTTAGCAAAGCCTTTAATACCTAATGTTTTTTCGGCGTTTTTGGCTATGTCTTCTATTCTTGATTCCGCAGTTTCGCCTTCTGTTAAATAACCCCTACTTAAGTATTGACGAGAGTTTCGATTTAGCCAGTATATTTTTTGATCCATTTTGTTTTTTGTTTTAAAAGAGCTCGTCTTCAGAGAACGATTTATCTTTTTTAGAATACTCAACAGGCCTCCCGTGAAAAAAGTCCGTCATGTTGTCTCCCAAGAGCTCCTCGTCAAACCACATTGTAGAAGATAT